CGTGGCCCGGGCGCTGCTGCGCCTGGCCGCGGAGGGTCGGGTCAGGCAGGCAGCCCGGGTGTGGGTCTCGACGGCGCACCGTCGGCGGGTGACGCGGATCTATCGCCTGGCGGAGGACAGCCGTTTGGCATGGGAGTGCTGGCCGTCGTGGGCGATGCCGCACGTGCCGCTGTTGCCGGGGACGCAGATGTGACGTGCCGTTGTGCGGGGGTGGGGTATGTTTCTCGGCCATGACGGGACGAGCGACCACGACCAAGAACATGCGCGAGGCAGCGGAGGATCGCCGGCGTCGGTTTGCGCGCGAGTTCATCATCGACTTCAACCGCAAGGCGGCGGCGATTCGGGTCGGGTACTCCGTCAAATCCGCGCAGGCGATCGGGTCTGCGCTGCGTAAGCGGCCGGATGTGCAGGCGTACATCGACGAGGAGCTGCAGGCGCGCGCCCGGCGGGTGCACGTCGACGCGGACCGGGTGCTGCAGGAGCTGGCTCGGCTGGCCTTTTTCGACGTCCGGAAGTTGTTCCGGGCCGACGGCACGCCGATTCCGATTCATGAGCTGGACGATGACACGGCGGCAGCGATCAGCGGCGTCGACGTGCAGGAGACGTATGAAGGTACCGGAAAGCTCCGGGTGTTTTCCGGGCACATCAAGCGCTACCGGGTGGCCGACAAGAACACGGCGCTGACCAACTGCCTGAAGCACTTGGGGCTGCTCAAGGAAACCGTGGTGCATACCGGCCCGGACGGCGGCGCGGTGCAGCTCACCGTCGAGGCGGCCGCGGCGTTGACCCACGCCCTGAGGGAGCGGTTACGCCGTGCGCGCGGCTCCTGAGATTCTCGACGATGAGGCGCTGGAGCTGCTGCATTCGCTGCCCTTCGAGGCTGTAGAGAACGCCTGGCTGGCGATGTTGGAGATGGACTCCACGGGCCTCGTGGCGCGCGATTTGGCGCGCTTCGATCGGTATTTTTTGCTGACCCGGGTGCTGAAGCGCGCGGACATGCTGCACCCGTGGCTTTATGCGCGGTGTCGGGAGGTCGAGGCGGATCCGGATGGCTATCTCGATCTGTGGGCCCGGGAGCACGGCAAGAGTTCGATCATCACCTTCACGGGCTCGATTCAGGAAATGCTGCTCGATCCTGAAATCACCATTGGCATCTTCGCGTTCAACAAGCCGGTAGCCCGAAAATTCCTGCGTCAGATCAAGTACGAGCTGGAGACCAACGGGGAGCTGAAGGGGCTGTTCCCGGAAATCCTGTACCAGGACCCTAAACGCGAGGCGCCACGGTGGTCCGAGGACACCGGGCTGGTGGTGAAACGGCAGGGCAATCCGAAAGAAGCGACGGTCGAAGCGCACGGTCTGGTCGACGGGCAGCCGACGGGGGCGCATTATCTGCTGCGGATTTACGATGATGTGGTGACGCTGGATTCCGTCACGTCGCCGGAGATGGTCAGGAAAACCACGGAAGCCTGGTCTCTGTCCGACAACCTGGGCGCGCGCGGGGAAACCGGCCTGGCGCGTGCCTGGCACATCGGCACGCGGTACAGCTTTGCCGACACGTATCAGGACATGCTCGACATGCTGGCCGTCACTCCGAGGATTTACCCGGCTACGGACAACGGGCAGCCAGGTGGCCATCCGGTTTTTCTGTCCCCGGAGGTTTGGGCGGGGAAGCGCAAAATGCAGATCAGTTCGGTCCTGGCCGCACAGATGCTGCTCAATCCGGCTGCGGGCAACGAGACGATTTTCCGCAAGGAGTGGCTCCGGTTCCAGGAGGTGCGGCCGGCAACCCTCAACGTCTATGTCCTGTGCGATCCGGCGAGCAGCCGAAAAAAGGGCAGCGACCGGACCGCGATTGCGGTAATCGGTATCGACGCGGCGGGCAACAAATGGTTGCTGGACGGGTATCGGCACAAGATGGGGCTGTCCGAGCGCTACCAGTGCATCCGCGGGTTGCGTAAGTCCTGGTCCGCCATGCCGGGCGTGCAACAGGTGCGCGTCGGGTACGAGCGCTACGGCTCGACTTCCGATCTCGAGTATTTCGAGGAGCAGATGCAGCGGGACCGCGACTCGTTCGAGATCGTCGAGCTGGCGTGGCCGCGCGAGGGTCCTGGCGCCAAGTACGACCGCATCCAGCGGCTGGAACCGGATTTCCGCAACGGCCGTTTCTTTCTGGCCGCCGTCGTGCCTTCGGAAACCCGGGCGCAGCGCGGGATGCGCGACAAGGGACAGGCGTTCCGGATTTTCTCTCCCATTCGCCGCAGGGATCACGAGGGCCACATTTATTCGCTCAACAAGTCGTTCATCGAGGAGTACCTGGTCGTTCCGTTCGCCGTGCATGACGATTTGATTGACGCCGCCAGCCGGATTTACGACATCGATCCGGTACCGCCTTTTCTGGTGGATGAGACGGCACTGGAGCCGGAGATTTTCGCGGATGGAGCGTGACCGTGGGGACGCGTAGCGAAGACGAGCCGATTGCGCTGCCGGCGGCAAGCGGGCTGTCGTTTTCTCAGCGGCTATGGTCGGAAGAAGTGGCGCTTGCTACGGCGCGGGAAGGTGTGCCGATCGATTCAAGGGAACCGAGTTATGAGTTCAGCAACGGACGAAAATTTCTTGCCGACGGGTGATGCTTACAACGATTTACCGGAGCCTGTCCGCTTTGCGGTTTCGCGGCAGGAGTATTTGTGGTTGAGCGATGCGGAGAAGGCGCGTCTGGAGCAGGATTTGACGGAACCGGAGGAGGGATGATCGAGACGGCGCAGGCGGATGTGATTTCCGCCAACGACATGGTGTTGGCCAAGGAAATGGCCGATGCGTTGCACCAGCATTATCACGGGCACCTTTGGGGGGTGAATGTCGAGGGGGCGCAAGGAATGGCCTATGTGCGGCTGTTGTCGGTATCCGGAAAATACGGGTTCAAGCTCCGTTTGCCTGCCAATTACTCGGCCAGCGCGTTCCGGGCGCGGGTTGTTCGCGCGGGCGGGGAAATCCTCGAACGCTATCGTTTGGCGCGTGGCGCGGCTGACGCCGAGCAACTCGCGGCCTTGCCGAGAACCCCGGTCGGGCAAATCCTCGGGGACCTGACATGATCACCCCCAGTCGAGCGTTGCAGCTCGCCCGAGACGCCTACGCCGGGAGTACGCGGTACTTCGACGCCAACGTCCGGACGCGCCTGGAGCAGGACATCCGGACGTTCCAGTCGCGGCATGCGACGGATTCGAAGTACCTGTCCGACGCGTACCGCGCGCGGTCCCGGCTGTTTCGACCGAAGACGCGGGCGACGGTGCGACAGCTCGAAGCGATCGCAGCGCAAGCGTACTTCAGCACAATGGACCCGATCATCGTCCGTCCGGTTGACGGCAGCCAGAAGATGCAGCAGGCCGCCGCCGAGACGATGCGGGCACTGCTGAAACACCGGTTGCAGAAAACCCTCCCGTGGTTTCCCCTGCTGATCGGCGCGTTTCAGGACGCACTGGTGACGGGGGCAGCGCTGGCGCATCTGGACTGGGAGTTCGACGAAGGCAAGGGACTGGACCGGCCGAGCATCCGACTGGTGCCGCTGGAGAATTTCCGCTTCGATCCGGCCGCCAGTTGGGCCGACCCGATCGGTACATCACCGTACCTGATCGAGCTGATCCCGATGTACCTGAAGGACGTGAAGCGGCGGATGCGGACGGGACTGGACGGAGCGCTCCCGAAGTGGTTCCCGGTGCCCGACTCCGAGCTGCAGGCGTCTTCGCAAGCGTACGACAACACACGGGTTGTGCGGGAGGAGGGGGCCACGGACGCGCGCAATGTGCAGGCGACGACGGAGTACAGCATCGTCTGGGTGCATCACAACGTCGTTGAGGAGCACGGGGTCGATTGGTGCTACTACACGCTGGGTGACCGGGTTCTGCTGTCGCCGCCGGTGCCGCTGTCGAGTCTGTACGCGCACAGGAAACGGCCCTACGTCCTGGGGGTGTCGGTGATCGAAGCGCACCGGGCGTACAAGCCCTCTGCGGTGCGCCTGACCCGGGCGGTGCAGGAGGAGATCAACGACCTGACCAATCAGCGGATGGACAACGTCCGCATGGTCCTGAACAAGCGCTACTTCGTGAAGCGCAACCGGCAGGTGGATTTACGCTCGATCACCCGCAACACGCCCGGCAGCGTGACGCTGATGCTGGACCCGGAGGGGGATGTGCGGGTCGTCGACACGCCGGATGTGACCGCGAGCAGCTACCAGGAGCAGGACCGGTTGAACCTGGAGTTCGACGAGATGGCGGGGGCGTTCAGTACGTCCTCGGTGCAGTCGAATCGCCGGCTGAACGAGACGGTGGGCGGCATGGAACTGCTCAACGAGAGCAGCAACCAGCTCGCCAACTACACGCTGAAGACCTTCAACGAGACCTTCGTCGAACCGGTACTGCGGCAGTTGCTGTTACTGGAGCAGGCGTACGAGACGGACGAGATGGTCTTGGCCCTGGCGGGGAGAGAAGCGCAGATCGACCGGTTTGGCCTGGACCGGATCACGGATGAGCTGCTGCAGCAGGAGGTGCACCTGAGCGTCGATGTCGGGATGGGCACCACCTCGCCGACCGTGCAGATCAACAACCTGCTGACCGGCATCCGCGGGGTCAGGGAGTCGCTGGGAGACGGCGTGCTGGAACGCTACGGCTTGCGCCCTGCCGAGATCGTCAAGGAGATTTTCGGCGCACTCGGGTACCGGAACGGGGACCGCTTCTTCGCCCTGGGCGACAACCCGGAGGTACAGGCGTTGCGACAGCAGGTGCAGGCGTTGCAGCAGCAGCTCGAGGCGAAGCAGCCGCAAGCGATCATCGAGGCGACGGTGCAGAAGCTCCGGGCCGAGACCGAGCGGATCAAGGCGGAGAAAGTGGTGGCCGGGGTGACGGCGGCGTACTCGGCGATGCAGACGGCCGAGGTAATCGCCGGGGCGCCGCAGGTTGCGCCGATTACCGACAAGGTGCTCGAGGCGGCCGGATACACCGTGCCGACGCCGCCCGGCGTCGATCCGAATCTGCCGGTGCCGGTCGAGGCTTCGGTCGGTTCCGGCGTGACGCCAGCGGCCGTCGAGGCGGCGCAGGCCGGGCCGATCGACCTCCCGGAGAGCGGGAATACCAGCCCGATGTTCCCGGCGCCCCCGGAGAGCGGTCACGTCGGACTCGAAACGGAGGAAGACGATGGATAACGGCGTGCAAGGGTGCGGGGGTGGGGCAGCATGAACGCCGTACAGCAACTGGAAAGGGAAGCGGCACTGGGGCTGCAGGTCGAGCACTTCCTCGCCGGGGAGATCGGGAAATACCTGGTTGGCCGGGCGGAGGCGGAAGTCGACGCCGCGGTGCAGGCGTTGAAGACCGTGAAGCCGACCGACGCCGAACGCATCCAGGAACTACAGAACGAGATTTTCCGGGCTGAATCGGTCCAGTACTGGCTGGCCGAGGCTATCCAGGCCGGGTTGAACGCGCAGCAAGAGTTGCTTGGTGATTGAGGAACCAGACAGACATGAGACAGATCGCTGATCCCGACGCTACCCCCGACGGGGGCGTGTCGGTGGAAGCCTCGGGCGAAGTCGACAAACCGGCTTCCGGTTTCGGGGGGCGCCGCTCACGGGAGCTCGACAGCATCGGCGCCGAGGTACGAGCGCAACGGGAAGCCGAAATGGGCCTTCCGGAGGGCGAGTCAGGGGCCAAAGCGGCCCCGGAGGATCAGGTTCAGGCGCAGCTTGACGACGGGTTGATCGACGACCCGCAGGACAAGCTGGTCCGGGTCAAGGTCGATGGCGTCGAGCGCGACGTCCCGCTGACCGAGGTGCTGTCCTCGTGGCAGAAAGGCGCTGCCGCGGACCGCCGGCTGGAGGAGGCGACCCGGCTGCTGCGGGAAGCGCAACAGGCGGTCGTTGAGAAGCCGGCCGCGCCTGTCGAGCAACAGAAAACCGGCAAGGACCAGGCGCCGGAAACCGAGTCCGCGCAATCCGCGGAGTTGGAAGCTCTGGTCGATGCAACGCTGGACGCCCTTTACGGCGGCGACCAGTCCGTTGCTCGGGAAGCGCTCGTGAAGCTGGTCTCGCAAACTCGGGGCGGTCCTGCGCCTACCCCGGTTCTGCCTGAGATCGACTACGGCGAGGTGGCTTCCCGTGTGCAACAGCTCCGTGAGGTTGATACCGCTCTTGAGAAGATCCGTACCGACTACCCTGACATCCTTTCGTTCCCGGACCTCGAGCTGCTGACGGCCATCAAGGTCGATGCCGCGGTGGCGGCGGGCGCTTCGCGCCCCACGGCCATGCTGGCCGCGGCGGAGGAGGTGTACGCCCTCCTGGGCAAGGAATCAGGGCGCCGGCAGCAGGACCGTCAGCGCGAATCCCGAGACGAGAAGTTGCTGCGCAAATCCGGGCGGGACTTTGTCTCGCCGGCTACCGCAGCCGCGGATCTGGTCTCCGACGCAACCCCCGATAGAACCCCGGTGCAGGCCATCCACGAGATCGCCGCACGCCGGATGGGGCAGAGTCTGATGATCGGTCAGCGCTGATCCAATACCTGACAAGAGGACAAGACCATGGCTGGACAAATTTGGGCCACCAATACCCTCGGCGGATACATGTTCTCCGAGACCCTGTCGAACGTGCTGCGTTTCGCGCTGCAGCCGCTAGCCAAGTTCCGCCAGTTTGCGGACGTGAAGGACGCGGCGACGCAAGGCAAGAACAAGGGCGACACCTTTCACTGGAACGTCTATTCGGACGTGGCGACGGCCGGTACGGTGCTGACGGAAACCAGCACGATTCCGGAGACCAACTTCACGATCACGCAGGGGACGATGACGATCACGGAATTCGGTAAACAATTAGTTGCCGCCGCGCTTACGGCTTTTGCTGCCGTAGTTATGGGTTTTTCGATGGCATGAAGCGCACAGCGTAATCAAGTTATCAGGAACAAGAGCTAAATGCGGATCTTCACAAACAGCAACGATGTGATGGACTTCCAGACTTATTCTGGAGCCTCTTCCTTGTCTGTTCTTGTCCCCGCATTGCTGGCAGGTAAAGTCGTCTCGCGCGAGAACCTCTCGCCGGAGGCTTTGCCAAGCGGCCGTATCAATGGCACCGCGATGCCCGCCCTTCCAGTTTCCATGCTCGGCCCCGGACTTGATTCCGTTGCTGTACTTGACTCTGGTCAGCCCTTTGTTCCAAGCGATTTGACCGCGCTTGGCTTCAATCCACCGAGTACGAACCGCAATGTCAGAAGCGAGAAGTGCATTGACGTTACCGAAGTCATTGTACGTTTTGTGTCCCGGCTGAAAACCCATCCTGGAAATGGACGGATGATCGGCCTTGGTCAGCCCCTTGTTCCAAGCCGGTTTAAGTTTTCGGCAATTGGGGTGATGACCGCGCTTGTATTCTGGAATACGCAGGCCGCCGCCTTCGGATTTCAGGCGATAAACGGGGAAGGCGCTGAATTGTTCGCCGCATCCGCAAGCGCAAGTGACAACAACTCGCTCGCGTTGAGTTTTGCTCGTACCCATAACTTCCACCTTTTCAGTACGCGTTATGTGCATGATACAGGAAACGTGGAAGCACGAGAAAAGAGCGTGAATTGCTGGAAACCCCTTAGAGCTACGGGCGCTACAACGAAGCTGGAAACGGCAGTCGTGAAGGCAGAAAAGACTGTGGATTGGGAAATCAGCAGCCAAGCACCTCAGGAATGTGGTGAAGGCTCAACGACTAGGTCACGGAGTCCAGAACGGACGGTAAAGGCCCACGAGTGCGCTCCCCGAAAGGGAAGATATAGTCTGAACTGCGGTGAAAGCTGCAGAGAGCGGGATAAAGACCTCGCTGATAACAAAATGAACTCCGTGCCCTACACCGGCAAGCTCGACGATCTCTCGGAGCACCCGGTCAAGGAGATCATCCAGAAGGTGCTGAAGAACGATGCGAAGAAGGCCTTCGATACCGCGGCCTACGCGCAGTTCAATCTGTCGCCGCTGCGCGTCGTACCGACCGCCGGCACGAGCACGACGGCGCTGACGTTGACCACCAACGGCACGGCGACGCTGACCAACAACATCGCGTTGGGCAAGGCGCACGTCAAGATGGTCCTCGACCTGATGCGCGAGCGCAACATCGCGCCGTACGAGGGCGAAGACTACTTCGCCATCGGGCACCCGAGTACCTTCCGCCCGTTCAAGGACGAGATGGAGACGGTTCACCAGTACACGGCGGAGGGCTTCGGCATGATCGCTGCCGGCGAGATCGGGCGCTACGATCGCTGCCGCTTCATCGAGCAGACGAACATCGCCAAGGCGGGCTGGACCAACGCCAAGTCGAACCAGGCGTTCTTCTTTGGTGGCGACATGGTGGCGGAGGGGATCGCCGTCCCCGAGGAGATGCGCGGCAAGATTCCGACCGACTTTGGTCGGTCCCGCGGTATCGCCTGGTACTACGTCGGTGGCTTCGGCTTGGTGCATACCGTGGCGGCGAATGCCCGCGCGGTGAAGTGGGATAGCGCAGCGTAACTCGGCAGGAGTCGTACGTCCTGGTACGGGGTTTCCGGTACCAGGACGCCCTGGAAGGAGGATTGGCATGAAGACCTTGTTTGGTGGGGAGTCGATGGCCGGAACGTCTCGACGCGCGATCCCCGAAGGTTTCGAGAAGCTGGGGGCCCCGTCTCGGGACGAGACGACCCGAGACGGGGCCCCCAGCTTCAACGAGCCTTCGCCGGCAAACCCCGCTGAGGGCGGATTCCTCCCGCGCGGTTGGTGGCGGGACGAACAACAACCGGAAGGAACGGTATGAACGACGCCCATAACCCCGTGAACGCGCTGCAAGGCGACCCGTCCGAGCTGCCGAATCGTGGGACGGCTACCGGCGTGCTTGCCGGGACGCACGGCGCCGATTTGTCGCTGGATGCGACGGGGGCGCTCGGTCGCGTGGCGGACGCGGGCAGCGACGCGGCTTTTGTCTGCTGCGTTCCCTCGCAACAGATGTCTTCGGGGACGAACGCTCCCGGTGACGCGTTTAACGGCCGGATCGGGGGGCGCGATGTCGAGACGGCTTGATCGGGCCCGGCCCTACGGCGAAGTCATTGGCGAAGCGGGCTACCGGTTCGAGCAGGACGGCACGCGGTTTGATGACCAGGAGAACGAGATCGTGACGGCGAAACCGCGGGCCGGAAAACCGGCGGTAGCGGCGTCCAGCACCCCGGCTCCAGGCGCGGATAAACCGGTCGAGCCGATCGATCAAGTGGCGGCGCAGTTGCTCGACTGATGGTCTGGCGCGCCGAAGACCCGCAGGGCGATGAAGCCGGGAAAGTCAAGTACGAGATTGTCCCCTTTACCCGTGGCGTGGTGCTCGATCTGGGCTGTGGGCCGCTCAAGGCTTTCCCGCATTTCATTGGCGTTGACAGCTGCAAGGACAGCGAATTGTTCGGTATCGCCATCACGCCCGATATCAAGGTCGACGATTGCGCCGATCTATCGGGGACGATTCAGGATGCGTCCGTCGATGCCGTCTTCAGCTCGCACCTGCTAGAGCACATCCCCGATTATCGGGCGGCCCTCAAGGACTGGTGGCGCTGCCTTAAGGTCGGCGGCTATCTGGTGCTGTATCTGCCGCACAAGGCGTTCTATCCAAATATCGGACAGCCAGGCGCCAACCCGGATCACGTGCATGATTTCGCGCCGTCCGACATCCTCCAGGCCATGCGCGGGGTAGGCGGATGGGATCTGCTCCGGCGGGAAGAGCGCAACGGCGGTCGCGAGTATTCGTTCCTGCTGGTGTTCAAAAAGTCTGCCGGCGCGGCGCAGACCTACTGCCATCCCGCCAAGGGCGAGAAGAAGCGGCACAAAACGGCTTGCGTCGTCCGCTATGGCGGGTTTGGCGACATGCTGCAGGCCGCGAATATCCTCCCCGCGCTCAAGCGGCAGGGGTTTCACGTCACGGTGATGACTACCCCCAAGGGGCAGGACGTTCTGCGCGAAGACCCGCACGTCGATGCGTGGTATATCCAGGATCCTGACCAGGTGCCCAATCACGAGCTGAGCGCGTTCTGGGGCGTCGTTGCGAAGCAGTTCGACCGTTTTATCAACCTATGCGAGTCGGTAGAGGGCACGTTGCTCGCCCTGCCGGGGCGCGCCAACCATCTCTGGCCGCATGCGGTGCGGCACCGCCATCTGAATCACAACTATCTGGAGTTCACCTCTGAGCTGGCTGGCGTGCCGTACCGCAGCGAAGCGAGATTCTATCCCTCGGCAGAGGAGCGGGACAACGCTACCGCAAGGCTCTCGGCCGATGGACCGAATATCGTTTTTGCCTTGGCGGGATCCAGCTGTCACAAGTTCTATCCTGGGCAGGACGCGGTTATCGCCAGACTGTTGCTGCATTTCCCGGGCTGCCGCGTTTTCATGGTCGGCGACGACGCCTGCAAATTACTTGAGCTCGGCTGGGAGAACGAATCGCGGGTCGTACGCCTGTCCGGAGAGCTAAGCATTCGTGAGACTCTGGCGCTGGCGAAGCGGGCGGATATCGTCGTGGGTTGCGAAACCGGCGTGCTCAATGCCGTCGCGTTCGAGGATAACCGCAAGGTCGTTCTGCTTTCGCATAGCTCACACGAAAATCTGACCAAGCATTGGCGCAACACGGCCCCCCTGGCGCCGCCGGATCTGGATTGCTACCCCTGCCACCGCCTGCACTATACGCGCGAGTTCTGCCGCGCGGACCCGGAAAGCGGCGCGGCCCTGTGTCAGCGCTTGATCGCCCCCGAACGCGTGTTCGCCGCCATCGTGGCCGAGCCGAAGGTCGAGGCCGCGGCATGAACTTGCACCAGCTGATCGACCGCTTCCGTAAAGACGCGTTCGACTTGGTTGCTCCGTATTTTTGGAGCGACGACGAGCTGACGCATTACGCCAACCAGGCAGAAACGGAGGCGTGCCGACGGGCTTTGCTGATCGTCGATTCGACGTCGCCCGTTTCCCGGGTCGACATTGTGGCGGGAGACGAAGGCGTGACACTTGATCCGGCGGTGGTTTACGTCCGTCGCGCCAAATTGGCTTCGCGCGGGCGAACGCTGATTTTCAAGTGCGCGCGCGCCATGGACGAGGAATTCCCCGGCTGGGAAAACGCCGTGCCTTCGATTCCTGTCGTCGCCATCCCCGATTTTCAAACTGGATACCTGCGATTCTGGCCTCCTTCCGTGGCCGCTGACACGCTCGAAGCCACCGTTATCCGGACGCCCTTGCGGGAGATGGAAAATGAGGAGGACTTCCCGGAGATCTCGCCTAGATATCACGTCCATCTGCTCAAGTGGATGAAGCATCTGGCGTATTCGAAGCCGGACGCGGACACGTATGACCGCGATCGCGGACAGCTTTTCGCGGAGCAGTTCACCGCTGAATTCGGGCCTCCGAGAGCGGCGCTCGACGAGCATTGGGCGGCGGAGCAGTACTACGACATCGGGGCGTATTGATGTCCCTCACCAAAGACCTGATCCTGCGGCAAGGTAAGACCTTTACCCAGATTATCCGCTGGGAAACCCTGCCGGTGGTCTATAGGCCGATCTCGGCCATCGACCAGTCTTTTGGCGCGGCTCGCCTCACGGTCCCCGGTCACGGTTTGCCCAGCGGGTGGCGGTGCGCTCTGTCGGGCGTCAAGGGGATGACCGAGATCAATGCGCTCAATCGGCCGCCACGCGACAGCGATTACACCCCGGCGACGGTCATCAACGCCTCAACCCTCGAGCTGAACGCCATCAACGTGGTGGGTTTCAGGCCGCACACGCCGAATACCGGCTTCCTGCAATACCACACCCCCCACGACCTATCAGGGTACGGCGCCCGCATGGCGTTCAAGGCGAAGGCCAACCTGACGCCGGTCCAGATCAAATGTGTCGTCGGCGGCGTCTCGGGGAACGTCAAGCCGACAGGACCGGGCACAGACGGGGCTGTGACATGGGCTGCCACCGCCGCGGAGTCGACGACGAGCGAATGGGTGGCCGGCGCGACCTACGCGGCAGACGAGGTCATCGACCTGACCGATCTGATGTTTTTGTCCGTTGCCAACGGCAGGTTGACGGTCGATGACAGTGCAAAGACCATCGCCCTGAGTATCAGCGCCACGGACACGGCGGCTATTTCCTGGAGTAAAGGTGTCTACGAGCTGGAAATGGTTAGCCCTGGCGGGGAGGTGACCTTGTTGATGGCAGGAGCGGTCGCCGTGACCAGGGAAGTCACGACGTGATGCCCGTCTTCCGTCCCTTTGCCGGGCTGTTGGGGATTCCTGTCGATGGTTGAGTTCCTGCTGGGCGTCGTGACAACTCTCCTGTTCGAGGCAGGGCTCGTACTGCTGATCGCGTGCCACTTGAAATACCCGGATAACGCCGACGGCCAGGAAAGGCGCGGGCCAAGGATTTTGTCATGAGACTCGCCAATTGCTGGTTGGTTGCCATGTGGCTGTGGCTCGCGACTGCATGCAAATCGTATGCATGGATCAGGAGAAGCCATGCCTTTCGTGGGCGTATTCCACACTTCGGTTTTGCAGACGTCGTCAGTTGGAAACATTTGCGGGTCATCGAGTACATCCCGCCCAAAAAACATCTTTGGACGCGGCGCAACCTGTTGTTGTTGTTCGAAGGGGAATACCGGGTCTGGCATTTCAAGGTGGTCGCCGTTCGTCGCTGGAACACGCACGCCGAGGCAATGGCCGATCACGGGTTCACCGTCGCAGGAAGCCGATAGCCGTGCCGACTTACTCCGTCATTCGCCAGGACACGGGGGCAGAGGTGTACTGCTACACCTACGATCACCCACTGGACCTCGATCTGTTTCCGCCCTCGCTGTTTGACCATGTGCCGCAAGTCGAACCCGAGGTCGTGCCGCCCCCGGTCTACGGCGGTCGCCGCGTTCTCGATCGGCTGGAGTTCCTGCGTCTATTCACGGCGCAGGAGCGGATCACGCTAGTGGAGGCGGCAAAGTCGATTCCTGTTCTGGCCGACTACATGTATCTGCTGGACCGGACGTCAACGGTTCATCTTGATCACGATGACACCCTCAACGGCGTGAACCTGTTGGAGCAGGTTGGACTGATCGCGCCAGGCCGCGCCGCCGAGGTGCTGCATGGCTGAGTACTATCTCGACGTATCTGCGGTCGGGGCCGAGTATGAAGCCTATGCCGCGACGCCGACAACCTGGGGCGCCGGGGCAGGCGACAAGCCGCTACCGATGGACGGCAACGGCCTCGCCGGTCCGTCGCACGCCGCCGCAGTGGCGATCGCAGAGATACAGATCGGCACGCAGCCGTCAGACACAAACACGCTGACTGTTGCTGGTGCAGTGCTGACCGCAAAAACCACCGTTGCCGCAAAGAATCAGTTTGCTATCGGCGGCACCCTCGCGCAGACGGTCAGCAACCTCGTTTCGCTGATCAACACCTACGGCACTGGTAACAATCAGTGCGACGCCGTCGTGGGGTCTGGGGCCAGCGCGGCGACGTTGGCGCTACCGTATTTCGTCTACGCCCGTGTCAAGCCGGGAGCGACAGATACGTTGCAGATCGCGACGCGGGTAGCCGGCACGACGCTGAACAACGCAACTAACAGCGGCATGGCGATCGCGCACACTTTTGGCACGTCCCCGACAATCACGCAGTTTGCCGGTGGTGTTGATGGGCCGTTCGCGTACTTCGCGGCAATCGTCGGCGTCTTCGGAAAGGCCGCGATGGCCTACGGTATCGCGCTGGCGGCGCCGGCTAGCGCCACATCTCCGGATGTGACAACGGACACGATCCATGTGCGGACGAAGCGAAGCGGCGCCAACCTCGGCGTGACCTACTCAACCACCGCTGCGCACGCGGTTACGTGGGCGCAACGTAGTTTCCTGTTCGACGACGGCACGGTTTGGTCCGGTGACAACGGCAGGTTCACCTACAAACACCGATACAACCAATCGTCCAACTCGACGCACAGCTATTCTGTACCCTCGTCCGGGAAGGTCGGCTTCGAATCTCGCGCGGATGGCAACTTCGAGTTGCAAGGAGAGGTGCTCGCTTCGTCGGCCGGCGCTATCGTCTTCGCGGTGCTGCAAAGCAGCTCGCAATTTGCCTTCCTGAGATCGCGTTTCGCGATCGGCTCCGGGCACCTGGCCGCTGGGAAGTTTGTCAAACTCTGCGGCGACAGCGGAGTGCTCGCCAACAATCTCATGGTCGATCTTTCCGGTTCCTATTGCGAGTTGCGCACCAGCGCCACTTCGGTCATTGCTGTGACCGCCAACTCGTCAAGCTGTCGGGTTAAGTGCAATGGATTGCGCGTCAATGTGATTGCCGCATCGTCCCCTATTGGGGCTTTTATCGAGTTTACAGGATCCTCACAAGTCAACAATGCCGTCGAGTGGATCGGTGGCGAAGTGTCCGACTCGAACGGCGTCTATTCGTGCGCCAATCCGTTCAATATTTACGCAGCGGCAGCGTCGACCGACGTCATGATTGACTCTGTAGCCGGTGTGAGCGATCCGGCCGTGGGCTTTACCGCGTCATCCGGTTCGTTCGCTCGCTTGGCCTGGAACCAGCCAGAGGGGCCGTACAAGGGTTATCGTCTAGAAACGCCGCAGTTCTCCGTCGACTGGAAAGGCAATGACACGTTCCCTTACGCAAACGCCGCAGATTTGCGCGGCGTTCCGTGGTCACACCGGGTAACTTGGACCTCCATCCCGTCGCCATTCCACGTCATCACACCCTTGCGTCTGTCGCGCCTGTATCGCAGCGCCTCTGCGGCGAAGACGATCACCGTTCCGCTTTACGTGCCGGATGCCACGACGTTCTACCTCGACGAACTGCAGCTGCTCGTCACCTACCTCGATGCGTCAAGCGTGAGCAGGACGGAAAGGGTCGGCGGCGCGCGCGGCTTGCGCAACGGCACGCGGACGGCGTTGTCGGCCGGGGCGGCGAGTTGGACCGCCAGCGGTGTGGCCTCGCATTCGGCCAAGGAGATCAGCCTAACGACCTCGCAAGCGATCAAGCAGAACAGTGAGATCGTTGTGACGCTCGGCCTCTGTGCCAGCCGCTCGCCGAGCGTCGCGTTCTATGTCTCGCCGGAACTCGTCTTGTCATGACCTCGCTCGTGCAGAACTGGGTCGGTTCGGTGATGGTGTCGAGGGCCGTGGATGTGCCGGACTACAACGTGTCGCGGTTCGGCAATACGACGTCGATCGAACGGCTTCCCACGGAGCCGATCGGTTCTGTCACCCTGACCTTCGACGGCGTCCAGGCGGGGAGCGAGGTCCGTATTTACGATCAGCTCGGCGCGGCGGCGGTCGAACTGGCGGGCGTCGAGTCGTGCGACGTTAATCCTGGGCTGGTGGTGCCCTATTACGGGCCTGGCCAGACGGCACAAGTGGTCATCATTGCCTTGTCGCGCAAGATCAAGTCCTTTCCCATCAGCGTCCCGTCGTCCGACGCCACCGTTCCGGCCCAGCAGGACGTCGACCCGTGGTACAGCAACCCGTAGGAACCCCACATGGCCAAGATCATCGACCCCGACCTGCTGACCTATGCGGTCGACAGCGCGACGAACAACCTGCGCTTCGCCACGTCTGCGAAGACCATCCAGCTCGTCGCCGGCGGCTCGCTGGTCGCCAAGGACGGCGTCACCGGGCAATGCCTGTTCTCGAAAATCAAGGAGGTGCTCAAGGCCGACGCCACGCTGATCAAGTACGCCTTGCCGATCCGCGAGATGATCCACGACGAGTCGATGGAGCTGATCAACGGCTGGACCTTCCTCGACACGACGACGGTGAAAATGGTGCGTGATTGCGGAGTCGCCTACGTCAACGCCTCCGGCGTGCCGACCGCCATGTACGCCTGCGTCGTGACCCTGGGCGCCGTGACCGCCGGCGCACCTTATTTCACGCAGTCGAGCGCCACCAACGCCAGCAGCGGCAGCTTCACCCACATCCATCTCAGCACCACCTTCGGCGTCAATGAGCTGGTACAGATCTACTCCGACAGCAACGGCGACGGGACGCCGGACTACGACTACCGCGCCTACCTCAAGGTCTTCCTGCGCGAACAGGGCTACACCTACGATGAGGCCAGCAATGCTGACATCGGGTACTCGACGCTGACCTACAAAAAGTACAACTTTCCGCTCACGCACCTGGTCGATCCCGGTGTCACCAAGAACGACGCCACGGTGGACGCCTATACCGGGATGTCGATCCAGTGGTACGCCACGCCTCAGCCGTTCAGTCTCGGCAGCAACGGCCCGTATGATTACCACGTCGTGGTCAATGGCAACGGCCACAGCCATGACGAGGTGTATTCCTGGGTGCAGCGCCAGCTCCGCAAATCCTCGGATATCGATGCCGGCGCCGGCAACCGCACCGGGCAGGTCACGCCGGCGCTGGTCGTCATGGACGGCGCGACGCTCAAGACGAAGTACCAGAGCGCCGCAGGCGGCGTGCACGTCAGCAACCTCGCGGCGTCCAGCTACAACAACATCGCCGAAGCCGACGACACGCAAACCGCCCGCACCTACCCCTACACGGCGGCGGTTACGTTCAACTTCGATTCCTACCTGCAGGCCGACGGCGCCGATGCGCGGTTCTGGATCTACGACGCGGTGACCTATCCGGGCGCCGACGCGACCTTGCTCAAGGACGCCGGCAACAACGACATGACCGGCACCGTGGGCGGGCCAAGCGCCTCGTTTTCCTATGCCTGGTCGGTGGACAAGGACTGGGTCGGCGTGGCCGTTGGCGAGAGCAACGCCAAGGTGGCCGTCGCCAGCGGCACGATCCTGCAATCGACGGTCAATAGCGGATCCTTCGTCGCCGGGCAGGAACGCTGGTACCGCAACCCGTAAGAGACCGGCGTGGCCTATACGTTCTCTGGCACCGCGAAAACCATCACCCTGCCCCCGGGGACGGTGACTCTCGACCTCATCGATCTGTATTCGCGCTGGAAAGACTGGGTGTTGGCCGGCAACGCCCAGCATGCGATCGCTTTTCGGGCGGTCGGCGGCGACATCCCGGCCATCCCGCTCTATCTCTTCTTGCTCAACGGCTGGCGCCTCATCCCGCAGAGCGCGAACCATGTGCTGACGGTGATGGCGGGGGTGCTGGAGGTCGACGGCGGTGGCGAGCCGTTCAACGATCCGGCCGGCAGCTACAAGATCCGCATCAACCGCGAGACGCCCGGCATCGCCATCGGCTACTCGTCCGCGGGGGGCTCGGCGCCTTCGGCAGGGCAGGTCGCTGATGCGGTATGGGCCAAGGTGCTGGAAGGTCCGCTTACCGCCGAGCAAATCCAGCGCATTGTGCTGTCCGCCATGGCAGGCGAGACCTCCGGGCTCGGTACCGGCAACGAACACTATCTGGCGCAGGACGGCAACAAGATTCGCATAGATGCGATCTTCGACGCCACCAGTAACCGTACATCGGTGACCCTCGATGGCACTGCTTAGGGGGCGCCTATTCGCGGGTGCGCTGTTTGCTGGCGCACTGTTCGGCGCGGCGGTCGCTGTCGTCCAGCCGTTTGCGCGCGACCAGGTTTTCGCTCTGGCTTTGCGCCAGGATTTCCCGGTGGTCAACGAAAGTCAGGCGGAGAACGCATTCCTGCGCGATCGAGCGGCATTTGCGCTGACCACGATCCGCCCCGACTATTGCCCCCCCCTGTCGCCCATTGCGGGCCGCAGCGGGCCGCCGAAGCCGTCAGCCCCCTCCGCGGGGGCCATGACGCAGGCCAGGACGTCGCCCGCCTATGTTTTTCTCGCGCCTGCTATGACGAGCGTACTGGAGCGCGTTGGCGTGTTGATCTCGGTAACGGGAAAAGCGCCGGCCTCGGTTCTTACCAGCAACCCAGGACATTTTATTCACCACGCAAGCGCGGATCAGGCGGTCCTGACCGCGAAAGGATGACATCATGGCGCTAGGTAAAACAACCGCCTTCTCGGCGGATCTGCTGAAACTGATCTTCAACGGCACGGCCATCGCCAACATTGCCGACAACGCGGCCAGCTCTCCGGCGGGCACGCTGTATCTCAGTCTGCATGCGAGCAGCCCGGGCGATGCTGCGGCCTCTGGGCAGTCCACCAACGAAACGACCTATCCCGGTTATGCGCGCTTAGGCTTGGTGCGCTCAACGTCGGGGTGGGTCGTCAACTCCAGCGTCGAGCCGCCTACCGTGTCGCCGGCAAGCAACATGGAATTTCCACAGGCAGATGCCGGCATGTCGGGATCGGTCGCCATCACCCACATGATCGTCGGCACGGCATCGACAGGAAACGGCAAGGCGCTTTACGTGGGGGCTATCACCCCGTCCATCACCGTCGCAGCCGGAGTCATCCCACGTCTCACCACAGCGACGACGATCACAGAGGATTAACCGATGGCCGTTACCATCATTCGCAGAGGATTCAACGGCACCACGGCAAGCGCGCCTTCTCTGTCAGGGACGGTCGGCAGCCTGATCGGCGTCCTTGATTTTTGCTTGGTCACGACCTTAGGGTGGAGCAAGGCGTATTCCGGGACGAATCTTGCCGCCTACCGCGCGCCGACTGGTAATCGCATGTATCTCTACGTGGACGACAGCAACGCTCAGAATGCGCGTGTGCGCGGCTACGAAGCCATGACCGATATCAGTTCTGGAACCGGACCGTTCCCGACGGACGCTCAAGTTAACGGCGGCCTTTACCACTACAAAAGCAACGCGGCGAGCAGCGCAGACCGTCCGTGGCTGCTGCTGTCTGATGGAAAGCTGTTACATTTCATCAGCAATAACGATGCGTCTTCCGCCTGGGTTGGCTTCTCGTTCGGAGATTTTGAGTCCTACAAGAGCGGAGACGCGTATAACGTCGTAGTGTTCGGTGCGCATGCGGCGAGCCAGGTTGGGTTCGGCCTTGTCGGCATGACGACGTCCATGTCGTCAGCTGCCACCGGCCATTACTTGGCCAGGTCTTACACTCAAATCGGGTCGTCTGTTGCAGCCGGGAAGTTCACGGATTCCGCCAGATCGAATAACGCCTCAAGCCTCGGCAATGGGGGGAGCCCATACCCCGCCCCCGTCGAGGGGGGGCTGTTGATGGCGCCTCTATGGCTTAACGAGCAGACCATCGGGGCGCGTGGCCGCTTGCCTGGTTTGTGGGCGCCGCTACACCAAGTTCCCCTGGCCCACGCAGATACTTTCAGCGGCGCAGGATCTCTGTCAGGAAGAACCTTTGAGGCGGTCAGACTTTACAGCGGCGGCGGGCAGGTCTTCCTTGAGACCTCAGATACCTGGGGCACGTACTAATGGCCGAGTTGGGCGCCATCGCCACCAGGCGCGTTCTGCACAGGGTGCGCGCGCTGCCCATATGGGCCGCAACCAACGCGCGCGTGGTGGGCTCGTGGCCGTCCAGTCGATCGCTCGCCGCTACGTTCGCCGAGTCGCCAAACAAGGCGCTGTCTGGTGTCACCAAGGAGAACGGGTCTCCTGTGCCCGGCATCTCCTTGCGGCTATACCACCGCGCGACCGGAGAATTGCTGTCTGAGACCGTTTCTCAGGCGGGCGGTGTGTTCAGTTTCGGCAATCTCTCCGTCGACGCCGAGGACTACTACATCATCGCACTCAAAGGTAGTGAAAACGCGAAAATCTATGATCTGCTGACGCCACAGTAACCCATGCCTTACTCTTCTCCCGCCGGTAACGCCGTCGACTTCGACTTCCTCGGCGAGGCGTACCTCCCGCCAAGCGCGCCGATTCAGGTCGAATGGACTTCGAGCGATTCGGGCGCCGGGATCTCGTCCGCTCGCGCGGCTTGCACGTTCGTCATGGAGGCGCTGGCCTGCTTCTCCATGACGGCGCCCGGTACGGCGACATTTACTCCGCAGACGGCGGACCGGGCGCCGGTCATCGCGGGCGTCTCGACCTTTGTCGCAGTCAATCCCGATCGTGCCGTCCAGATCTCCGGGAGGGGCTCGCTTTCTGCTTCGCACGCCTCGCTTTCTTGTGGCGCCGTAACGGCGAACGGGGTCGCGTCCGTTTCTCCGGTCGTAGAGACGATTCATACGGCTTCGGCCACATCGCAAGGACGGGGGGCTTTCAGTGCAGCGATGAGTGGCATAAACGGATTCGCCTTCCATGCCGCAGGGAGGGCGTCCTGCGCACCACTCATATCCTTCAACAAGGATGTAAGAGGCGCCATTGCGGCGCGCGGGCGGATGCAACCGAGGTTCGTCGTGATAACGCCGCTCGCCGCGAAGGCAAGCGGTTGCGGTAGCGTAGTTGGCCGGGTTGCGCTCGTGAAGCCCTTCGTCACGCTGTTTGGCGGCAGCAGCGAGGCGCGGTTCCCCAGCGTGGCCGTGCGGCCGTTCGCCCTGACGAGCGGCGGTGCTGCGACGGCGTCCTTCCGGTGCGAATCTTTGCGCCAGGGCGCGGCGAGCAGCCGCGGGTCCGGACGGGTGTCTGTGGATGCGCAAGCGATCCTGGCGCCGTTCCCTCCGCCCTATGATCCTGCGCAGCTCAGCGTCGAGGTGCTGACGGCGCTGGAGTCGCAAGTGGTGTTCACGGCAAACTAGATGGCCTACGAAGACCGCCTGCTTGGCCCGGTCTTCCCCGTGCGCGCGGGCGAGTCGTCCGGTGCGGCCAACGAGCGGCGCATGCTGGAACGTTTCGCCGATACAGGATCGTTCCGCAGCGCGAAGCGCGAGGATCTGTCCGGCGACACGATCACGCTGCGCACGCGCGGCGGGCATCCAGAATTCGTCAGAGAAGAGGTCGAATCGACGACCGACCAAGCTTTGCGCGGCTTCGGGGCGGCAGCGCGGTACGCTTCGACGGCCGTTCTTTTTGTCCCCACGGGGGTGGCAGTCGTCGAACCGCAATACCGACCGCCAAAAGTGTCGTGGCATGTCAGGCCGAAGGCTACGTCGGTCAATGCTGACGCCGCTGGCATCACTCAATGGTTCGATGTGCTGTCATGGGACGATGGTCCGATTCTGGTCAATGGCGCCGTCCTGGCTGAACTCTCGGCAATGGCCGTTCACTTGCCGCAGGGGCAACCCTATACGATCCCGGCCAACGAGTCCAGCGTCGACGCGACGCATTATGGCGTCGGCCGTACCCATATCGTCACCCGGTCCGCGGTTCATGCGCTGGCTGCGGACAACAGCATTGCGCGAGTGGCCGTCGTCCCCGAAACGCCGATGACGGATCGTCGCGCCTACCTTGGCGGACAGCGCATCGACGCCGACCACATCGCCTATTTCATGCAACTGGCCTCGCTTTCCTCTGATTGGCGCACAGACGGGCTGTGGAACATCATCACGGCGACGGTGCAGATGACTCCAGGGGCGGCGACGCGCACCAGTTCGCTCATGGCGTCGACCGCGTGTAACTCACCGTTTCCTGGCGCAGGTGTCAATAGCGACTTTGCGACAACAGAAAGCGCGGATATTCCTGGAACCTTTCTCTATTGGCGTTGCGTTCCTTCTATCAACCGCACAGTCGGTGCGCCGGTAGTCCAGATCTATGTTAATTACCGCTCCACCAATCAAGAGGTGATCGGCGCTTCTGTCGGCATTTGTGAGTGGAACAACCACACAACCACGCGGAGCGGCGAGGCCAGCGGATCTGACACAATAGGCCCTCATGCGGTGTCCTGGACTGCGTCTTGCGCGTCCGTTGCCGGGACTCATTACGGATACAATAGGCGCGCCGCCATGACGCATGAGATCGAGTCGCATCATGGATGGGGATACACCTCTAGCACATATACGGCCATCGGGTCGCAAAATGACGGCTGGTTTACCTCCGACGGGTTCGGCCACAGCCTTCCCTATAACTCCTCTGGGACGACTGGTTTCTATACAGCTCAGACGTCTATCCCAGGACCGCAGCCGCAGAAAACAACGCAGCAATATTCTGCGTCGGCCAGCATGGCCGTCGATGGCCGACAGGTAACGTTGGTCACCGTCAGTCATACCAGCGAGCAGGGGAAGAGGGTCGTCTATTCCGTCCTTGACAAAGCCAATGCCAACGATGGGGCGCTAATCGCGAATGGCCGGGTCGAGGCATACCAGCCTTTATTCTTTGGCCCCCCGCCCCAGGATTGGATTGACTGGCGCAACAACGTGATTGTGGTCGAGTCAGCCGCTCTGGGCGAAGGGCTGTCCGCGTATTTTGACCTGACCGTCATCGACATGAACGGCACTGGTGTGCTTGCTTCACACACCGCAGAAGCTGTGGATTATACGAATCAGACCTCGACCATCGCTTGGAACACGCGCGATTTCTGGTACTACGACGTCGACCAACAGTTGTTCCTGAGTATCGATGCCCAGTTCTCAGGGTCTGAATCGTCGAGCGGCGGACAAACGACCTGCACGCTGACCGTAACGCTGACTATCGAGTTCAGGGGGCAATCGACGCAACAACCGCTGTTTTCTGGCGCGATCGAGATGTCCAATCTCCTGCCGACGATAAGTTCCGTCGATGGCCCCTACGTGCCGGCACCCCTGCTGCGCACCCACTTCATGCCGCGGTTCCGCCAGCAAGGCGTTTTCCGTGGCGTTGCGCACACGACCATGGCCGAGGAGGCGAGCGGCGCCGATCCACATTGCCTGATGAGTTTCGCATTGAGACTGAGCGATTACGACGGCGTGTCTGAAAATGGCAATGAGGAAATCGACAACCGCGTGACGGTAGTGCCCGGCCTCCTGCTGGAAATGTTGTACGCCTACGTCTACAGTCATCGCTACGGCCTGGACCCGGACGTGGCTTACCCGATTGATCGCAGCGAAGTGTATAACCAGTTGAAGCGGGATCTATTCGCGCCGACGTGGTCAATCAACTATCATAATGGCACAATGGAATTGTGGAAAAACGCGGTTGATCCAGCATTTCAGAGCGTCACCGAAGTCGAGGTATTCCGAGTATGAAAACGATCGGATTGGGGCCGTGGCTTGGAATTAACAACCGCCTGCCGGACTTTTCCCTGCACGTAGTGGACAAAGGCGACTTTTTGCGTTCTGCAGACAATCTGGTGGTGGATAACGACGGATCGCTGCGCCTGCGTCCTGCGGACGTGAGATTGCAGGCGATGACCGCGCCGCATTCGTGGTTCGCGGTAGACGACACAACGGGCTATCTGGTGCGTTCAGGAGTGATGTATGCCGTGGATCTATCCGTTGGTTACGCGGAGGCTTTGTTCAAGGTGTTGTCGAATGACAGCGCCGTGAGCTGGTTGGCGATAGGGGAAAGCCTGTACTGGAGTAACGGCACCGACAGCGGGCGCATTACCGCCAGCACGAACGCCCCGTGGGGCTTGCCGACTCCTGCAGCGCCAGCCCCCACCAATGCCGCTGGGACGTTATGGCCCGGCACGTACCGGGTTGCGCTGTCCTACTCAAACGCCACAACCGGCGAAGAAGGGGGAATTGGTGCTGCCGGCGCCATTGTTCTGCCTTCACCATGGGGCATCAGCGTTCCGCTGCCAACGGCCGCTGTGGTTGGGGCGACTCATCTCAATGTCTACGTGTCGACGGTCAACGGCAGCGTCCTTTTCCTGCAAGAAAGCGTGGCAATTGGGACTTCGGCGATAAGCATCACCTCCGTTGTCGGCAATCACCGCGAAGCGCCCCTCCGTTATGAAGAACCGTTGCCCGCAGGGGTTGGCCTGTTCGAGAGCAACGGCCGGCTGTGCAGCGTCGTCGGGACCAGGGTGTATTACGGGCTGCCATGGCGCCACGGCTATTACGACCCAGTTGATGGCTACCTGGATTTCCCGGCGCCTGTCAGCCTGGGGATATGCAACCAGACCGGCACCTTCATCTGCGCCGACAAGACGCGCTGGTTTCCTGGAGACCTGGCAACGCCCCTCGAAGCCATCCGCGACGTGTTGCCCTACGGGGCCGTTCCCGGAACGGCATTCTTTTCGCCGGACCAATCGATCGTCGGTTGGTTCGGCGAACAAGGCCTCGTCCTCGCCTCTCCGGATGGCGAGGTGCGTGCGGTGATGAGCGACCACGTCGCGCTGACGCCGCCGGAGACCGGTTACGCGGTCGTTCTGGACGCTGACGAGCTGACCAAGGTGGTTTCCTGTGGCTGGTGTCTCAACCTCGACACCTTGGCCGTGACCACCTACCGCGACTTCGACTACACCTCGACCAGCGGCGGATACGGGACGAAGCCAGACGGGCTCTACCGTCTGGAAGACGCGGGTGTCGTCTCGTGGTCGTTTGGTGTGGGCAAGATCAACTTCGGCGTCGACAACGAGAAATATTTGCCGGCCGCCTACGCGGGGTGCTCGTCAGACGAACCGATCGTGCTGACCGTGAGCCTTCCTGACGGCAAAAGCTACGACTATGCGGCGCGAAGCTGTTCAGACGAGATCGACATTCACCGTTTCGATCCCGGCAGGGGGCTACGCGCAAACTGGTTCGACCTGACCTTCTCGGGCACGAATGCGGCATTCGTTCAGTCGTCGGTGAGTTTCGTTGTTCGGCCTTCGCAACGGAGAGTTTGATATGCCCTATTTGCCCGTCACCGTCACCCCGGGCAACTACACCCCGGGTGCGCAGACAACACTCGATTTCGCGGCCAGCGTCATTAACGCGACCTGGGAGCAGGCCAACCTCAAGTACACCGATTTCGAGGTCAAGATTGCCAACCTGGGGTCGTGGCTCGACCCGGCCTCTCCGCCAACCATGTCGGCGTCCTCGACCGCTCCGGCAACGGTAGCCGAGCCGGTAGTCAGCATCCCGGAAAACATCGACACCGCCAATATCCTCAACGTGTTCGATACCCAGTATCAGGCGCTGGTGGCGATGTTGGTCTCCAAGTTCACGACCTTCCAGGCCGACTATTTCCCCAATGACGCGACGACGTATGCGGTGGCAGAGAGTTGGATCGGGGAGGCCCTCGCCAATCCCGCCGTCGGCCTTCCTGACGCGGTTGCTGGGCAGATATGGGGCGACGATCAGGCGCGCATCCTGGGGGACAAGGGGCGCGCGACAGACGCGCTGTTGCAGCAGTTCGCTGCACGGCGTTACCCGCTTCCTCCCGGTGCGGTTGCGGCTGCAACGTTGCAGCTCGAGCGGAAAGCGCAGGACGAAATTGCCGAGTCCAGCCGCAAGGTTGCGATCTTGTCGGTGGAACAAATGCGCTTCGTGATTGAGAAGGCGCTGTCGATGCGTGGCGCGGCGATGAGTTCGGCGCTGGAATACATCAAGGCACTGGTGTCGGCTCCCGACATCTCGAGCCGGATGACCGGCGTCGGCTATGACGCACAAGCCAAACTCATCTCTGCGGCAAGCCAGTTTTACAACGCACGCACAGAGGCCAGGAAACTTACCGCGATGATGGAGCAGCACAACACCGACCTGGCGCAAGAAGCCGTCAAAGCCAACTTGCAGGCCGAGCTGACGATCATCGAGGACAAACTCAAAGCGCTGCTCGCCGAAGCGCAAGCGACTGCGCAGATGGCCACTTCGATGTTCAACAACCTGCACGCCGACGCGGGCACAAAGTACGCCGTTACGGTGTGAGGCCTGAACCAAAAGCACGACGTTTTTATAGGGTAGACGACATGGGATCGCCGACAGACGCCGATAAACTGATGGCCGAAATGGCGCGTAAATATGGCATTGCCGCGCCTACGGCAGCGAGCGCCAGCGCGCCGCGTGACGACGCGGTGACGCGGCGCTCGCTTGAGCCGCCACCAGGTACCCCGCAGAGTGGGGGCCGCCAGCCTCCGGCCCCTGTCGGTGACACGATTGCCGACAGGCTGCAAAACCGGAAGCGTGAGCTGGACAAGGTCACGAATTATGCGGAGGGTGGCAAGATCGAGGGGCCGGGAACGCCAACCTCCGACAGCATCCGGGCGACAGTGCGGCAGACCGGAGCGCCGATCCGCGTCTCGACCGGTGAGCGCATCGTTTCCAGGGCGCAGGGCGCTTATCTGGAGCGGCTGGCGACGCAGATGGGTTTCTCCTCGCTCGACGCGCTGCTGGAACACGGCACCGGAAAACCGGTCGGGCCGACGATCCGCGACGGTCAGATGCGGGCGGCGAGCGGCGCGGCGCCGGATGCGCTCGACCCGGACAACCTGGAGAAGATGCGCCGGGGGATCGCCGCGGCGAATATCGCGAACGAACCGTCCGTCTCCGGCAAGACGCTGGCGCTAGCGCAGCCGTCCACGCTGAACGCCGCGAGTGGTGCCGCCGTGGAACAAATCAGCCGTGACCGCGGCGCCTTGCTGCGCGGAGTTGGCCGGGTGGCCGATGTGCTGTCGCTGCCGGGGCGCGCTATCAGCGACGCGGTCATGGGCACCGTCAATGTGGGCGGCCGCGCTCTCAACGCCGTCGCTGGGCACCCGCTCGTCAAGACGGACAACGCGATTGGTTTGGCAAAATATGGCTTGACGCCCTTCTACGATGCCGCGGCGGCGGCCTACCCTGCCACGCCTGCGGCGAACGTGCCGTCCAATCGTCTGGCGCCGACGCCGGCCACGACCTCCTCCCCGCCAGCAGCGGCTTCTCCTGTCGCGGTAACGCCACTAGCCGACAGCCTGGCGCTGCGCCAGGGCGCTTACATCAAGGCCAACCGCCTGAAAGATTTCCGCGACCTCGGCGGCGGCATCGTCGTTCAGCGCGACACCAGCGGGCGGCTGCTGGCCTCCAACGTCGGCACGCAGGACATTACCGACCCAGGGAAATTCCTTTACGCGGACGCCGCGGGCAAGCCGACCAACGAGTGGGGGAAGACAGCGCAATATCAGCAGGGGCTGAGTGATGCGGCAAATATTCGCCAGCAACTGGGCAACATCCGGCGCCTGCGGCTGGAACAACAGGCTTCAGGCGCCGAATACAACCCGCGAGACGCCCAGGAAGCGCGCGCCAATCTGGCCCAGATGGAACAGGGCGAGGTGCTGCGCCAGGCGGGCCTGGGGGCTGTCGTGCAGCAACAGGCCGGACAGATAAAGGTCGAACAGGCGCTGCGTGACGCAGAGATGGAGCGCCTGTTCCTGGACCCGATGACGCCGGACGACCAGCGCAAGCTGGCGCGCGACTATCTGCTGGCGACTCGCGGCAAGGGAGACAAGACGCCAGAGTGGAAGATCGGAGAGTACGTCACGCCGGACGGCGTAAAGCGCTCGATCATGTCCAACGGGGCGCAGTCGTTCTTCATGGATGAGCAGGCCGCACAGCAGGCGGCCAGGCAGAAGCCGACGTTCGAGAGTTACTCGCAGGCGTATCTGGCCAAGCGGCCAGGAACGAAACCCGAGAAGATCCAATCCGACTACGCGCAATTGTATGGGGCAAGGTAATGGCGTTCAATCCCTTCGACAACACGGACACGGAAGACGCCCCGTTCGACCCATTCGCGGCTCCCGCGGCAGGACAGGGCAGGAAGCAGAACACCGGTATTGCGGGGGACATCGGCACGGCGCTGAAGCAAGGCGTCGAGCGCCTGCCAGGGACCTTGACCGGGTTGGCGGATATGGTCGTCGCGCCTCTTTCCACGGCGTCCGGTGTTAAACGTCCATTCTCGCGCGGCGCCGACTGGCTGGGCGAGCAGACCGGCTTCCAGCCCGGTAAATGGGCGGACGCGGCCGAGCGGGAGTACTCCCCCGAGTACCAGGCAGAAGCGAAAAGGGTCGGCGACACGGAGGGCTTCCTGGGGGCGCTCGGCGAGGCGGCGCGTTCACCGCGCTTCCTGGCCGGGCAAGTGGCGCAGGCCCTGCCGGGGACGCTGCT